TCTAGTTAAAGACTTAGGTATAGAATACTTTGAAGATCCTAAAGCAAGGCTACAATGGATTAAAGATCAAGCAGGAGCAATTAGTACAGGTTGGAAAGGTATAGATCATAAACTTTATGGTGGTATGAATAGAGGCGAGATGACAATCTTTGCTGGTGGTTCCGGTGCAGGTAAGAGTTTATTCCTACAGAACTTTGCAGTTAATTGGGCTTTAGCAGGTATGAATGCAGTATATATTAGTTTGGAGCTCAGTGAACAACTTATCAGTATGAGATTAGATAGTATGGTATCTGGTTATGGCACTAAAGAAGTTATGCGTAATATGGATGATGTTGATCTTAAAGTTCGTATGAAGGCTAAAGGAGCCGGTAAATTAAGGGTAAAGCAAATGCCCAATGGTGTAAACGCAAATGATATAAGAGTATTCTTAAGAGAGTATGAAATATCGTGTGGGGAAAAAGTAGATTGTTTATTAGTTGATTACTTAGACTTGATGATGCCTATTAGTGCAAAAGTAAGTGGCAGTGATCTGTTTATTAAAGACAAATATGTATCTGAAGAGTTGCGTAATTTAGCAGTAGAGAAAGACTTATTATTTGTAACAGCCTCTCAGTTAAACAGGGGAGCAGTAGAAGAAATAGAGTTTGATCATCATCATATTGCAGGTGGTATTAGTAAGATACAAACAGCAGATAATGTTGTGGGTATATTTACAAGTAATGCTATGCGAGAAAAAGGTAGATATCAAATACAGTTTATGAAAACACGTTCTAGTAGTGGTGTTGGCACAAAAGTAGATTTGAGATTTGATCCGGATACATTAAGAATTGAAGATTTACAAGAGGGCGATGAAGATTCCGACACAGTTACAGCAACCAGTTTAGTTGATCAACTAAAACGTGGTAATTCTATAAAAGCAGAAGAGCCTGAACAAAAAGATACTATAGGACAAGCCATGAACATGCGTGAGTTCCTTAAAAAGAATGACTTATAATGATAAATAGCATTATACATATTTTTTGGAGATACCATGCCTAAGGCTCGTAGTATATTAGAAGAACTAAATCAAATATCTGTAGACAGAGATAGAAATCATGTCACATCTAATAGAGGTGAACATGTAATTACCAGTGCGATTAATTTAATAGAACAAATAGAATTAAATTATGATGAAAAAACTGCTAAAGATTTAACTAATAGACTAATTAACAGTATAAGAGGCAGAGATGTCAAAAAATTCTCCAGAGGTATTAAAAAAGTTATAAAAGAATCTCAGAGAGAAGACCATGCTAATTAAAGAAGTACTTAATAGTACAAATACATTTCCTTTAATAGAATCCAAACTTATAAACAATGGAGATATCATTAACCATGAGGGTGGAACATATGTGTGGGACGAAGAATCTCAAGCATTCCGGGTAGAAAACCCAGGTCCTTTAGGAAATGGTACACTAACTCCCAAAAAAGGTGATTACCTAGATCAAGGTTCTAGAGAAGAATGGGAAGTTTTAAGTGCCGCAGGGATTATTAAAAAAGGCGGCCAAATGGAACCAGCATTAAAAACAAGATTTAAAAATATGTTTGGAAAAGGCCGTGGTAGCAAAAATTTTAAAAGCCCAAATGTAAATGACAAACCTAAAACTAAATTTGGCAGTGGATTTTTAGGAGGTATAGGTTCTGATGTAAAGGCCGGCGGAGATGTTGGATTTGGTAATAAAATAGGTAGAGCTATTGGTTCAGCATTTGGACAAATGGCAGATGATACAGTTTATCCTAAAAATTTAGAGATGCATTTTATTAATAAAAAAGGACAACCTGTTGATGTTATACTACAGGATAGATATACAGGAAAGGATTTTAAGAACTTAACAAAAAAGAAACAAACTGTACAAGTTAAAAGTAAAAAACAAAATACTACATATCCTATTAGTCCTGCTAAATTAGTGGTAGGATACCATAAAGAACAAGATAAGAAATAAGATAAATGAAATTTTCAGATATCTCAACTAGTTTCGTTAAAGAAATTATATTAGAAGCAGAAAATAAAAATACTCATTTAGAGCATCTGGAAGATAATATTTTTAATAAAGGTTATCAGGGTGCCAAAGAAGCAATTAATTATCTATTCAGTTTACACGAAATGTTAGAAGGCAACTCAGAAAGTCCTGTAAGTATGACAACTAAATGGGACGGAGCACCTGCCATCATAGCAGGTAGAGATCCAGAAACAGGTAAATTTTTTGTAGGTACTAAAGGTGTATTTGCACTAAAACCTAAAATAAACTTTACAGAAAAAGATATAGAAGTAAATCATCCTGGTGAAGGACTACAACAAAAATTAAAACTTGCTTTGAAGACTCTTAGCACATTAAATTGGAATACAGTTGCACAAGGTGATATGTTATTTTCTAAAGAAGATTTACAGAAAACAAATATAGACGGAGATGAAGTTATTATCTTCAAACCTAATACTATTGTTTATGCTGTGCCCTCAGATAGTGATTTAGCAAAGCAAATTATTAGTGCAGACATTGGCATAGTATGGCATACAGAGTATGTAGGAGGGCCTACATTAGCCGATACTAGGGCTAAATACGGCTTTGATAGTAATGTACTAGGTCAAAGTTCTAAAGTATGGCATAGAGATGCCTTAATTAAAGACTTTTCCGGAGTCGTAACTTTAACTAATAACGAAAGCGAAGAAGTTATGGGTGCTATTAGAGAGGCAGATGCATATTTAAAAACAATAGATTCTGCAACATTTAGTTGGTTAGCACAAGGTAACGATTTAATAGGTAAAGACTTCCTACAGCAACTAAAGGCTCATGTTAATAACAATATTAGAGCAGGAGCATTTGACGAGCCTACAACATTTGCACAAGGATTTGTACAAAAATATATTACATTTATGCAAAAGAAAATAGATGGGTATAAGACACAGGCAAAGCAAGATGAGATGAACGATAAGTTAGTACAAGGTGTTAAATTTATTAAAGAGCATGTGCCTAGTATTGTTAGTGTATATGATTTATATTTAAAAATTATACATTCTAAAATACTTATTGTAAAAAAATTAGAAACAATTAGACAGTTACCTACATTTAAAGAAACTGATAATGGATATGAGGTAACAGGCGAAGAAGGATTTGTTGCTGTAGACAGAATGGGCAATGCATTAAAACTAGTAGATAGACTAGAATTTAGTAGACTAAACTTTGGAACAGGAATGCCAGGAAAATGAAGGGTTTAGATTTATACAATATAATGGCTACAGCACATAAATGGGACAAAGGCGGCGCCAGTCCTGAAGCACCAATGAATCAATATATTATAAACAATAATTGGAAATTAGCAACAGTAAATATTAGTAATTTACAACAACCTACGGGTCCTGCTAAAGATGATGAAGATACTGATGATATTTTTAATAGAGTAATAAATCCTGATCCGAATCATTTTATGCAATCAGATTTAAGTAACCCTCTTATAGTTCATAAAGATGGGCATACAGTTTTAGATGGTAACCATAGGGTAGCAAAAGCAAGAAAGACTGGCACTACGAGTTTGCCAGCATATATACCTGAAACTAAAATGGATTTAAAATTAGTTAATCAAGAAATATCAGAAGCAAGGTTGTATCGAACAAGTCGAAACTTTAATTCTTTTACAGGTGAAGATATTTCAAAATTATTTTATCTAACATCTATAAGTACATTTATGATGTTAAATGATGACAAACAATATGATTATGCAAAAGAATATGTGAAACAAACAGTACAATACGGACCTTATACATTGTTTAGAAGTCACGCAACAGATCTATATTTATTAGGACATGTCCTAAAAGACCCAGATACTAGAAGCATTACACTTAAAAATCCTATTACAAGTAAACAGTATTTAAAAAAATTAAACTTTGATAATAGAAAACATTATATGTTTTTTATGAAACTTAAAACATCTTCTATAAAAGGTTCTGAATTTAATTCTTACTTTATGCGATTAGAAAGCCAACTTAAAATAACAGATTCTAAGTATAAACAATGGAGAAGATTGATTTCAGACTGGAGTAATTTAAAATTTTCTTCTAGACAATTAGTTGTATCAAAATTATTGCAGGAATATCGTAGGCTAGGAAGAGGCAGTGAAATGGTAAGTCCTTTAAGTACTATGGTAAAATACAGAGGTTATAATCCTTCTAAGTATCAAGAACCTAAAACAAGTTTAACAAAGAGAGCCGCAGGAACAGTAGCAGGTGCGGCCGCAGGTAGATATCTAGGTAAAAAAGTTGCAAAGAAATTAGGTAAAGATATTGATAAATATAAAAAGTACGGTACAGGAATAGGCGCAGTAGCAGGTTACTGGGCTAGTGGAAGAAAAAAGCAATGATTATAAAAGAAATTATATTCGAAACTTGGGCTGATCTTACGCCTAAAGAACAAGCAGAGCAAAAACGAGCCGCTGATAACGAATT